CTACTGAAACAGTAAGACCTTTCATATCCAAGGATTTCTTATGATCCTTGGCTCTCATTTTGTCGCTAAAGAACAGCGGTTCACCATCATCACCTGTGACAATCGCTCCGCTACTGCCCTTTAGAACAAATAGTTTCAACGCTCTACTCACTACTACCTCCTTTCTTTTGTAATGTTTGCCCAACCAACCACGAGGAAGTCGTAGTCCTCGAGGTTACTATCTTCTTTTTCTGGTACACAGTCCAGTAATACACTGTGGCTTTTACCGCCAAACCATGCAGTACCATCTATAGAATCAAAAGTATTCCAGCCCTTTCTCTGGATCATCTTCTGAAACTTCTTCAAAAGTTTAGTTTCTTCATCAGTCATTAGCTGTACCCCCATTTCTTAGAGGCTTGATCCCAGCCATGATCATCTTCTGCCATAGTGCGGAAGTATTCTTCCACAGTCTGAACCAGAAAATTAATATTAAACTTGACACCATAATGATCTTCATCATTATGAATGTCTTTAATACTTACCCAATCATTACGCTTGTATTTGAGTGAGGTTGAACTTATGACCTTGAAGTCATAACCTAACACCCATTCCTCTCTGGTACGTTTAGCTAACGTGACACCTTCGAGTGGAACAACTTTCAATTCATATTGCTTCATCCTTACCTCCTATAAGTCCACAATAAAACTTCAGCGACAGTCGCCGAAGCGACCTCAAACTTGCCAGACCTGCCGAAATTTGTCAACCGACCCCCTAAGTATACACACAGTAAGATAAAGAAGTTATATGTAAGTAATACTGTTGACTAGATTTATGCAAAGTTTAACTCATTGATATTGTTGCATAAATACGTTACTTAACAAAGTAGTAGTTAAAAAAGTCAACTTTTTGTAACTTATCAGTGACTACATTCTAATGCGATTATCTTTACATCACAAAAAAAGTTTGCAGACAAAGGACTTTTACTTTTATCTTATCTTTTTTAACTATTCTATCTACTATCTTGTTAAGTTATAGACTTAATACATTGATATCATTGGTATTTATTTTGAATTATGTAAAGTTATGAACAAAATATTTTATAGCTATTCTATCTCATATGGTGTTAAGTATACTGTTTCACAACATATTATCCAATGATATCAATAGGTTAGCTTATCTTATTTCATGTAAAGTTAGTACCTAGTTAATGCGAACATATAAATGAGGGCACGTAGTACCTACCGATGTATGGGAGATAGTAAAGACAAAAATAAAGCCCCGCACCCCGAAGGATGCGAGACCATAGTCGTTATCGTTTTATGCTGGATCGTATACTCATAATCAGACACTGTGGCCCGACTATTAAAGCTATAACCCATAGCCACCCGGTATATTCTACCGTGTTTTCTAGTGCTACGTACGTGATTAATGTGCCTGCTATTGCAAACACTATGGCAATGAATTGTTCTATTTTCATATTACTCTCCTAAAATGCGGGGAGCCGAAGCTCCCCTAGGTTTTAGTTGCTGCGGTTGAATGCGTCCGGTGGTTCGTCCAGACCATTGGCGATGTTAGCGAGGCATCGCTTCGCCCATTCTTTCGCCGCGTGTTGCGTGTATTCGATACCCGAAGTGTGGATTTTGTCGGTGTCGAAGTCTACGATCAAGATCAGCCAAGGGCCGTCCTCAATCTCGCTAATTCGTGCAACGAGATACTCGTCGCCGTTTAGCTCATCGTGTACTGATGTACTAATGATCTTTCTCCTAAAATGCGGGGAGCCGAAGCTCCCCTAGGTTTTAGTGCACGAGACGTATTCTTACGTCCCAGATAATCTCGCCCGCGTTGCGCAATCCATGTAGTACATGAGACCACGCTTTAGCTTGCTTCGCGGATGAAAAGTATTGGACATGTTGGCCGTCCAAATCTTCCCATTGCACCCGCGATTTGCGAGTGGATCGTGGGAGCTTTCGCTCCCACTTTCCGGTTACCTTACTTCCGCGCATACTTGCTCGGCTTCTTTGCCTTAGGCGTAAACTTTAAAGTGTTTCCGTCCCGAGGCTCGAAGAAAGCCAAGTATGGAGAAGGGAACCCAGCGCTGAAGCCAATCATAAAGACTGGATCAAGGTTTTCAGCAAACTTACTAACTTGAGCCGCTGAGTATGGCGCTTTCGCGTCACTTGAAGGAATAAACGCGTTGATTTTTGATTTGTCCGCTTTCGCGAATTTAATCAAATCTTGAACCAGCGTGTCTTCCTCGCCAATGGCGTAGTCCGTGCCAGTGGCCAGCGTTAAGGTTCCGTTTTTCATGGCGTTTATGCGGACGCCACCGCTTTTAAGTTTTGGTATGATCTTTACTCCAAGTAAAGGTTACCCCGCCTCACCGTTGAGGCGAGAGTCAAAAAGAACTTTAGGTTTGCTTTCCTATCCTGTCGCTCTGGGGGGCGGTTAAGGGCGGGGCTTGTCCCGCTGGTGTTCTGCGTTGTTGTGTTCGTTTCGACAATTGAATTGTGCAACATCTTCTAGAGAATGTACACCGACGCCCTAACATCCAGCTCAGTAGCCGGACCGATCCCCCGCGCGTATGGCAATAAACTAAGTAGCCGGACCGATTGCGGGTATATCTAACGGGTTGGGGAGGGGGGGCACTTGGACTGCGTGCGCGTACCCACCCCCATAATAGGTAAACCGCTTATAACAAGACCCCAAAAAACAACGTGTAAAGTTACATGTTTTGTTCTGTTTTTCTACTGCTTGACAAAAAATTTTACTTTATTCATACTGCGTGTAAGGAGATTTAACATGGCAGTTACACGAGCAGGTGAAACTTTTTCGGGATACAATAAACCAAAACGATCTCGTAAAGGCGGTAAAAAATTTGCGGTGTTGGCAAAGCAAGGCAGCACCATAAAACTAATTCGCTTTGGTGATGCGAATATGACAATCAAAAAAGACCAGCCGGGGCGTAGAAAATCTTTCCGTGCCCGACATAGATGCGACACTAGTCCGCCAAGTAAGCTGACTGCTCGTTACTGGTCCTGTAAAAAATGGTAGGTTAACATGGCAAAACTTTGTGCGCGAGGTAAAGCTGCAGCGAAACGTAAGTTTAAAGTGTATCCCAGTGCGTATGCTAATATGTACGCAAGTGCTGTGTGCAGCGGGAAAATAAAACCCGGTGGGAAAAAGAAACCTAAATCGAAGACTAAGAAGACTACGTCCCGGCGGCGTACCGGTGGTGCGAGGGCGGCATGAGTCTTCGGCGCTGGGTTGATGAAAAGTGGGTGGACATTGGCGCTCCTAAAAAGAATGGGAAGTACCAGCCCTGTGGGCGAAAGAAGGGGGACGGGCGTAAGTATCCCAAGTGTGTGCCGCTGGCAAAAGCTAAACGAATGACTGCAGCACAGAAAAAAAGTGCGGTTAGCCGTAAACGTGCCGCAAATAACCAAGGCCCGAAACCTAAGAATGTTTCTACATTTAAGAAAAAAGGTTAGCAGATGGGAATGTTGTACTTCGTTGTGTTTATTATAATGAATGACGGTACACACGATGTTGTAGCAATGCCTGTTCAGGCTTGTCCGTCAAAAAAGCTAACTGAAGAATATTACAATCAGCATCAGAAGCTAGGTGAGTTTAAACAGTGGGGAGCATTTTGCACCACTATTAATTTTAGTATACCAAAAGAAAAAGAGACTTGATGGAGGAAAAATGCAGTGTTGGCATTGTGAAACAGAATTGATCTGGGGCGGTGACCATGATGTGGAGGATGATGAAGACCATGATATGGTAACTAATCTTTCATGTCCGGAATGTCATTCCTTCATTTTGGTTTATAAACCAAAAGAAGAGTTTTAATATGGATACACTTCCTTTATCTTATCACGATTGGTCTGATCGTCTTGCTATGGATATTTCTCTTATGCTGGAAAACAGCGGGGAGTCTATTGATGAAGTAATGACACGGCATAATATTACTATAGATGATATGGGCCGGTTTAATACGGACAAAGTGTTTCTTAAAAAAGTTGAAGAGCTGCGCAGTGAGATTCGTGCAAATGGCATGACGTTTAAACTTAAAGCCCGTGCACAGGCTGAAGAACTTCTTACTACAAGCTGGACGCTTATTCATTCTCCGGATGTAAGTGCAGCCGTTAAAGCAGATCTTATTAAGTCTACTGTAAAGTGGGGCGGGCTGGAGCCTAAGACAAATGAGGGAGTAGAAGGCGGAACGTCCGGTGGTGTGTCTATAACTATTAACCTTGATAAGGTTCCTGTGCAGGAGCCGATGAAGGTTATAGATAATGCAACTTGAGTTTACCTCAATGTATAAAGGGTTTCCTGCCAGAGTATTTGATACAACAACAGAGGCTTCTGCGTTTACGCAGGAGCTTCTGACAAGAACTATTCCATTTAGGGTTCATCTCATACCTCCCAATAAACGCAGACGTACAGCGCTGAGGACAGTTGTTGTTCTGCTTGATGCAACATGTTCTGATGTAAAGGTGCATTAATGGCGTACGATATAGACTACACACCCACTAAAGTATGCGGTAACTTTATGATGGATAACGCTAAGATGCGGGTGCTGATGGGGCCGGTAGGGAGTGGGAAGTCCGTAACCTGTACGTTTGAGATTATACGAAGGGCCGGGCAGCAGGATAAAAATGCACAGGGTATACGCAAGACTCGTGTAGCAGTTGTTCGTGAAACTGCACGGCAGTTGCAGGATACGACAATAAAAACTTTTTTGGACTGGTTTCCTACAGGAATATGCGGGCGGTATATGCGTACAACCAAGACATATTTTTTCCATGTCGGTGATGTGCAGTGTGAGATAATGTTCCGTGCGCTGGATGATGCGGATGATGTTGCTAACCTTAACTCCCTTGAGCTGACCTTTGCATGGTTTAATGAGTGTCGGGATATACATCCGGAGATTGTAGATGCTATGTCCAAACGAATAGGGCGATATCCGTCAAAGAAG